AAATAGAGGGCAGATGAAGTTTTATGTGTCTCATTACCTAGAGTCAGAATTTGCGGCTCAGATGTCTTTCAGAGAGACCGCAATGGGTGATGTTAGAATCACTAATGATTATGCTTCTATGTTGAAGGCTTTTGGGGTGCCGGTAGTTCCGTGTGCTATGATGCCTGATGCTAATTATATTTTTACGCTTCCTCAGAATTTGATTCTTGGAATTCAGCGTAAAATTCAGATCGAAACCGATAGGTTGGTTAGGGAACGTGCGCATGTCATCGTCTTGACGATGCGTCTCGCGTTCGCTATCGAGGAAACCGATGCAGTAGTTAAGGCCACTGGCTTGACAGCAACGGGTACCACAACTTACTAAACAACAAGGGCCGCCAAATCGGCGGCCTTTTTTCCTTTCAATTTAATTTTTGGGGTAATGATTTATGAGCGAATATAAAGTCACATGTCAGGGTAGACCTGGATCGACTTATAACTATATTTTCGATAAAGCAGATATAACTTTTGTAGGCGGCGCAGTAAAAACCGTAGATGAAAGTATAGCAAAATTCTTAATTAAGCAGAAATTTTCTTCAGGTAAGTCAATATTTAGAATTGAAAAAAATATTCAAGAAAAAATTGTAAAAGAAAAAGCAGAAGACGCATTGCAAAAAGCAGTAGAAGAGGCTGAAGTAGAAAAGAAAATAACTCCAGTAAAAACTAACACAATTAAGCCGCCTATTAATAATAAAAAGCAAGATAAATTGGTTTAATAAAATATGGCTTTAATAATAACTCCTGGTGGATCAAGCGCTGATAGCTACATAACAGTAGAAGAAGCAGAAATAATATTAGCTAATACTGGTTTAGTTACTGAATCGTGGTCCGCTCTTTCTGACAATCAGGGATTAAGATATACTGGTCGTGTAAGTGGTCCTTTTTTGCCTCTTACTGGAATCTCAGATACACTATTATTTGCTGTAGGAGAAGGTACAGATCAAGAGATAACTATAGCATGCAGCTTAGATGACGATGATAATCCTATACCTTTAACATCAACACAAGTATGTGTTGCATTAAATGCACAAGTATCAGGATTTACATTTACAACAACAGCAGATTCACGCATAGTTATAACTACTACAGTAGCAACAGATACATTATATATAAAACCAGTAGACACTTCAGCATACACAGTATTCGGTTTTGTAGCAGGTACGTATGAAGATCATATTAGTTATTCAAAAGAATACATATTAAAACTGGCTGCTGAGCTTATTGGATTTATGCCTATTAGAGGTGAACGGGTTTATGAGTATCAGGCGCTGGATTTCCCTAGAACGGTGCAAAGAGATACTACAATGATACCCGTTCCCATAAAAGAGGCTCAGGCTATATTGGCTTCGTTGGTAGTATTGCCTAATCTTTTAGAGCAGATATCGATGTCCGATGAAGCGTTACTTCCTACATCGTTGCAAAATGCAATAGTAGACAAAGTAAAGGTAGCTGGAATTATGGACGTGAGTACTACTTCTACTAGCTCATCTAGTGGCGGTTCGACATCTTCTACTACGACATATAATATGATGCAAGCAATGACGAGCGCATTCGCCCTTCCTGCTTATCTTCGTATGAAACCTTATATTTCCCAAATTCGTGGCGGCACTCTTATTTCCCCAGAAGATTTTGTGTATCCCCTTTTAGATGAAGTAGTAGAGGAAGCTTAAATGGCCTCTCGTGGCGCACAGGCAAAATATTTATTGGAATCTACGTTTGACTCTGTAGCTAATAAAACTATATCTTGTGTAACTGATACTACGATTATTAATTATAAGGCTATAGTACATGACGAAGTAGTTAGGGCGCGTAGAGAAAAGTTAGAAATAGACAATGACGCTGGTATTTTAAATCAGAATTCAAAGAGAGTCATTCTACTCACAAGAGATATATTGGCTTCAGGTTTAGAAGCTTTAGATTCTTCATGGTATTTTTTGATAGCAGGAAAGAGGTATGATTTCTCTACGAATGAGCCTTTTTGCGATGTAGATACTACACCTTTTGCAGATGCCGATCAAGTTTTTTCAGTATTTTATGTAAGGAGAGCAGAAGAGCTAGAATCACAAATCTCTCCCGTTCCGGGCGGAACAGGCGAATTTTCTTTTGATTCTTGGGCTCTTACTCAATAAAGCATGACACTGGCGTTTTCAGGAAAAGAAGGATTATTATTTCATAGAAATATGTTAGAAGCTATGGATGTATATGGCGCTAGGTTATCTAAGGATTTTCAAGCTGAAACAGGAATACCAGTACGACATAGTTTTATAAATAGATCTATGGGTGGTATGAAATTAAGATTTAAACCAGGGGTAGGTAAAGAAGGTATACCTGAGGATTTTAAAGCTAAATTAGGGAAATTCCTAAAGGCTAAAAAAAATTATTTAAAAGCGTATGTGGGAGCGGCTATTAAGTGTACTATAAATGACACAGATTTAAAATCTGCTCTTCGTGCAATGGATCCAGAAAAAACAGAGTCTACCCAGTGGATGGGTGACGCAGTTACAGTTAAGGTAAAAGGCTAATACGTGTCCAATAATATAATCCCAGACGTAGACGAGTTTATAGTAAATAGATTAAGGCTTATAGCTATTGATGGGGTTACATTACCAGTACTTCCTTATGAGCCTGCTAGAGAAAGGGACAATAATGAGTACCCTTTTGCTAGTGTATCAAGGGTAGGCTTTGAAGAAGATAAAGTAAGACGTAGGTACGGTATAGAAACTTTAGTACCAAAGACTACAAAAAAGACTATACAATTAGCTAATGGTAATGTTAGAGTAGTACCGACTGGTTATGATGTTAAACAATATCCAGGGGTTTATATATTAAGGTATATAATAGATACAGAAGCGGTTATAAAAGAGCATGCAGATACGCTTCTTGTGATGATGGATCAGGCTTTTCCCTTTGGTTTTGAGCCTAATATATCAGGACAGTATTTGCTCTTTGATTTTACAGCCCCAATAAATAAGGATGTACTTCATAAACCATTATTTAAAGTATCATATCTTTTTGATGTTTATGGTGTTCATATAGAGAAGCTAGAATCGTATACAGTAGTTCCTATGTCAGAGCTACTATTTGATAAAGAAATAGATAATACTCCCACTCAAATGGGCTTGTGGGAACGTCCAGCGGAATAAAATTTGCAATCAATTGCAAATCCTAATATAAATTTTTGGAGGCAAAAATAAATGGCCGATAGATTAGTAAAAGTAATGAATAACACCAATGGTGAATTAGGCATACAACTTAATAGTGGGACTTATATTAGTCTTACACAATTTAGAACCGGAAAAACTTCGCATATATCTAAGGCTGTCCAGTTCGATGATCTCCCGGAAAGTGTTACAAAAAAGAATGGTATGCTCGCTAGAAAAATGGTGAGCGTGATAGACGCATAATTATGGGCACACTTGTTGGTAGAAAATTTGGCAAGTTGACAGTAAATTCTCGAGCAGAAAGCATCAAGCCCGGAGAGCCTCTTTGGAATTGTCAATGTGATTGTGGCAGTGAGTGCCAGATCACTGAGTATGTCTTAAGAGATGGCAACGTAAAATCTTGTGGTTGCTATAAAGAAGAGCAGCAAGAGCAGAATATGGACAAAGATTTTGCCGTCTTAACACCAAATCCTAAAGACAAAGTTGAGTTTAATGGGAAAGTGAAGACACTTTCTGCACATGCTAAAGATAATAAGATAGGAATTAAGGCTGTAATAAGTAGACTAGAAGAAGGATGGAATTTAGAGAAAGCCCTTACTACTCCTACTGTACCTATTAAAAAGAAAAAAGAGAAATAATTTATTATGTCTTAAAAATTAATGTTTTCATTTACCTAAGCTCCTAATACTAAAAAACTAATTAATAATTTTTTAGAGGCTTAGACCAAATTTATAATTGATATTGGAGGTTACTGATATGACGCTTGGCGCAGCTAGAGTTATATGGCGGATAAATGACTTATCGTTATTTGTTGATGAAGTGGTTCGTGGGTATGTAACCATGGTCATCAAGGCAGAAAGAGGTGAGATGGGTGTTGCCCGTATTATCTCTACCATGGAAGAGTATAGGAAAAGATACGGTAAGAAAGTATCTTGGACAACTGATCCACTAGTAGTTGAAATGGCGCTTAGACAAGGCGCAAGACTGAATCTGATCAGAACCGCACATTACGATGATCCTGCCGATCCTACTACATTAACAGCAACTAAAGCACAATTGACTCTTTATGATAGAGCAGACACTGCAGGGGTGGCTGTGATTGAGAGTGAAGTAGGTCCTTTCGCTCTTACCCAAAAGCTCTCGGGTAGATTTCTGGGAACAGAAGTTGGCCCCTTTACTTTTGTTACAGGCGAATCAGATAAACTTTCTTTTACTGTAAATGCTGGAACAGCTCAGGAGTTAACGCTCACAGGAACTCTTACCACGCAGGGTGTTGCTGATTATATAAATGCGCATACTACGGGTATGACTGCCAGTGCTGTTTATGACGAAGGAAGTGGCGCATATGTTCTTAAAGTTTGGGCCAACACAATAACCCACTCTTTAGGTGTAATCACTATAACTGATTCAGCCTATGCACTTTTGGGCCTCCCACTTACTACTACGACCGATGCCGCAGAAGCCGGAACAGATAACCTTATTCTTTCTGTTGACGGAGAAGCTACACAATCATTAACTCTTGCTCCTATAGCCGGAGAAGAAGGCGACTTTACTCTTACTACAGGCCAAGTTGTACAAAGAATGCAGGCTTTCGAAGATGTATATGTCTATGCAAATGAAGGCAAAGTAAGAATTGAAACTTTAACTTCTGGTACAAGCGCTACTCTTCAGTTCTCGTCAAGTACCGCTCTTACTCCTCTTGGTTTTGACACAGACGAGGTAGCTGGGACTGCTGCTGGTTCTTCGCAGGCAACCCTTAGAATTGACGCTCTTAATGAAGGTGATTGGGGAGACGATCTTAAGGTTATTATAACCGATTCGCTCTTACATGAAGATCTTTATTTTAATCTCAGAATTATAAATGATAGACAAGGTGATATGGAAGAATATTATCCAGATATGTCTATGGATTCAGAGAGTGAAAGATATGTTGTAAACTTTGTTGCCGAGCAGTCTTTTCTCGTGGATGTTGTAGATCTTCATTCTGCCACGGCTTCGCCTCTTAATATGCCAGTTGCTAATGGTACTGGTGATTATTTGCATGGTGGTTCTAATGGTATTGATGAAGAGGGTGGTTATTTTGTGGGCTCAGAACTCGGGCCATTTACCTTTGTTACCGGTACTGATGATACGTTACTGATTCAGGTTGGAGCCGACGCCCCTCAAACCATTACTCTTTCAGGAGCAGCTAAAACTCTAGCTGAAGTTGTTATACAAATTAATGATAGTTTGTCAGATGCTACAGCTACTTCCTATAATAATAAACTCAAAATACAAGCAAACGATGATACAGAAAACATTCACTTACAGGCAGTTACACATGATGCTTATACAGTATTGGGGCTTACAGCTGATACTTATTTAGCAAATGATGGGTTCGATGATGCTGACTGGATTGGGGATGCCGCTGCGCAAACTGGCATTTATGCTGCAGATACTACATACATGAGTATGGATCTTATGGTTCCTGGCACAGTATCAGCAACAGTATATAATGCAATGATTACTTATTGCGAGAATCGTGGCGATATGATGGGTTATGGAGCAACTCCTCCTGGTAATGATCCTGAGGATACAGTAGCCTGGAGAATGGGTACTGGTAATTACACACATCCTGCTTTTAATTCACATAGATTTTCCTTGTGGTTTGGTCGCCCTCTTGTCTTTGATGATAGGGATTCTGCTAAACGATATATACCTAATCTAGGACATTTAGCTTCCTGCTTGTGTAGAACTGATAATGACTATGGTTCACATTATGCGCCAGTAGGCCCAAGAAGAGGCGCTGTTCAGCTGGTAGAAGGAATTGACTTTAATATCCAGGATTATAGATCAACTGGTTATGCAGATCTTTTTGCAGAGTATGGCATTAATTATTTGATGATATCAAAGATGCCTGGAATAGAGGGAGCTATGTTCTGGGAGCAGAGGACTACACAAAGAGCCCCTTCTGCTACTCGTGAACTAAACGTTATGAGATTCATAACGGTTGTTAATAGAACACTTATGCCAGTACTAAGAACCTTTCTATTTGAACCTAACCATCCAGTTACATGGAGAGAAATTCATAGGGTACTTGAACCTGCATTCGACTCATGGAAAAACAAATATGCCATCTATGACTACTGCCTTCAAACGGACCGGGACGCTTTTTTTGACGGAGGCGAGCTAAAAAACGCAGTTTTGAATTCAGGTTTGGATATAGATAGGGGCCTTTATAGGTGTCGTGCTTTGATACAACCAACCCGCGCTATATACTATCTCGAATTCGAACTTGGAGTCATGCGTACGGGAGAGTCTTTTGAGAACTATAAAAGCATGAAGTACTTGCCAGGGTGGGTACGCTCATAATTTAATACTTTGTTCGACGAAAGCGACGCTAAATGCGTCGCTTTTTTTTTGTCAAAATATATTAAATTTATGGAAGCTTTTACAGGCTAGGAAGGTCAGCGCCACTGCGAATTTGTCTATAATAATTTATGTAAAAATATGAATGTAAAACTCTGCTTTTTTATCGAAGTTCGATAATTTATTTTCAAATTAATGAAAAAAAAGCTTGACATCTTCGATAGCTTGTGGTATACTGCTTTTAAATAAAAAGAAGGAAGGAAAATATTATGGAAAATTTAGTAGGAATGGTTTTCGGAAAGCTTACTATCCTTGAGGTTTTTAAGAAGGAAACACCAGACAAGCAGGGCAGGAGAAGATTTTGTAGGTGCTTGTGTGAGTGCGGGGCTGTGGTAGACATGGAATTATATAGTGTTAAAAAGGGAAGATCCACTTCCTGTGGATGTAATAAGCGTAATTCTGTAGACCCTAATGTAACTAGTAGAAATTTTCCTTCTGAGTATAATGCTTGGAACCATGCTAAAGATCGCTGCTATAATCCTAATAGTGATGGCTATCCCTTTTATGGGCTAAAAGGTACAAAGGTATGTGATAGGTGGCTGGAGGAAAGAGGATTCGAAAACTTTTTATTAGATATGGGGGAAAAGCCAGAGCCTAAAAATGATTATGAGATAGATAGAATAAGTAATGACGGAGATTACTCTCCAGAGAATTGTAGGTGGGTTACGCATGAGGAACAATCCGAAAATAGGGACAATATAATCTATTACGAATGGGAAGGAAAAAATCAGACCCTTAGAGCGTGGGCAGAAGAAAAGGGTATAAAATTATCTACTTTAAAAACTAGATATCATACGGAGCATAAAAGAGGAAATGAGTTATTAGCACCTCCTAGAGAAAGAAAAACTGAACGCAATTTAAAGGATATTACTGTTGAGTATAAAGGAGAGGTTAGATCTATACCAGAATGGTCCTTGTATACTGGAATAGAAACTAGAGCTTTAGTTTGGAGGTATGACGCAGGATGGTCTCCGGAAGATATTCTTACTACTCCTTTAGTTGAAAGAAGGGATGCAGGAGCAATTAAGAATATTATTTTAACTTATGACGGAAAGTCTCTTACTATTGGGCAGTGGGCAGAATTTTTAGGTAAGAATTATGATACGTTGAAAAATAGATATATAAGCGGTATGAGTGTAGAGCAGATTCTTAGTGATGAGGTGTATTCACCGGGAAGAAATAATCTTAGAGGAGAGGATCAGAAGCATATAGGAGAGCGTTTTGGGAAAGTTATAATAAAAGATATTGTTACTAGAGATAGAGGCAGAGGGAATAGGAGCTATGCTATTTGTGACTGTGATTGTGGGGTAACAGAAAAAGAGATATTACTTTCTGATTTGATTCATGATCGTCAGAAATCTTGTGGGTGTGGAAGAGGCGGAAAAGTAGAAACCACTGAAGGAAGTTCAGAAAAAAAATATAGTATTAAAGGAATAGTAGGGAAGAAGTTTGATAGGCTTACCGTGTTAGAAGTTATAAAAGGTAAAACAGAGAAAGGTAATTATATTTATAGACTGAGGTGTGCTTGTGATTGTGGAAATGAAACCACTATAAATCTTTCCCATCTTAATGTAATTAAATCCTGTGGTTGTTATCATAAGGAATCTATTAAAGAGCATAGAATGACTGTTACTAGTGAGAGATTGAAAGAGGTTAAAGAAAGTAAAGAAAAGGAATTTCCATTTTGGCCTATTGACGAAAATTCAACGCATGTAGGAGAAAAATTTAATAAGCTTATAATTAAGGAGGTAAGAATAAAGAATACTGAGGGAGGGGCGCGAAAATATGCTAAATGTTTATGTGACTGCGGAAAGGAGGATATTAAAAAATTATATGATGTAACTTCAGGTAAAATTAAATCTTGTGGTTGTATTAAAAAGGAAGTTGCCAATACTATGAGTAAGAATAATTCATTAGAAGTAGCAGGCACAAAATTTTGTAAAGTGGGGGATGTATTTGGGGATTTTAAGGTAAGGGAGATTTATAAGAGGAAAAATAATATTTATGCTATATGCGATGTAGAGAGCGGGGGAGAGAAAGAAATTCGTGTAGATCATTTAAGTAGAAAATTTAATTTGCAATCAATTGCAAAAAAAGCTTGACATACTTTTAAATTTGTGGTATATTAAAATCATGCTGCTCGCAAAGCAGCTTGGCCCCAATCCCCCCGCGGGGTCAAAAGGTGTAGCTGTTCCGCCTTTTCAAATAATAGAACAGCACTTTTTTTATAAGGGAGATATATGGATCTTGTAGAAAATATTCCGACTACTGATATAAAGAGCGCTCTTATCAACAAAAATCCCAAACTGGTTAGGGAGATTTTAGAGGATCGTCTTTTAGAGCATTGGATTAATAAGGCTTTGTTTCAGGAAAATTCTCTTATCATTTTTGGTATCACGGGTATTGGCGCAAAAAAGGGAGAGACTTCTCCTCAACTAGTTGTTAATTATAATGTGCTTTGTTATGAGGAAGACGGAGTGCATCGCTTTCTTTATTATACTACAGAGGAGTCATTGGAGAAGAGCATAAATTCGCGCCTCAAAAAAGAAATGGATGATTATGATCCTACAAAAGATGACATGCAGAATGAGTTCACTAACGGGAATATTGGTGAAGGAGAAGGGCGGAATTTTTCGCGCCATGAACTTAACGGCCCTGTTTTTTATGATGAGGTAGAATTTCAACCTATAGAAGTAATAGAGGATTGGTTTCTTAATTATAGAGTAG